AAGATTGAACCATTAAAGTTTACAGAAGATGAACTGCGTGAGCAGACCATTAAAGAACTAGACTATGTTTCACAAATGGATGTGAAAGAGTATACCTTGTTTCAAAAATGGTGTGAAGTGCAGGAGAAATACCCATCTATTGTATCGCAAACATTATGGGGTGAAGAACGATTATTGGAAGATGAAGGTCAGCGCCGAGCAATCCAAGAAATTAAAAATAACTTTTGGATACCAAACGAACCTGAAGCATATTTGGCATTAGAACCTGAATTGGTGTATGCTAATAAACAAGATGATTTACCTGAATTATGGAATTGTATTCGCACCTTTTCTTCTACAATGAAGAATAATTCCAACATTGGTCGTAATCTAAACTTTATTGTCAAAGATAAACCAACACAAAAATATCTTGGTGTTATTTGTATTTCATCTGACTTTTTAGATTTAACACCAAGAGATAACTTTATTGGTTGGAGTAGAGAAAAGAAAACACAAGGCGGCATGATTAATCATACTGCGATTGGTTCTACGATTGTGCCATTACAACCTCTTGGTTTTAATTATGTTGGCGGTAAATTGTTGGCTTTGCTTTGTTTAGCCACACCCATACAAGAACTATGGGAAAAACTATATGGTGATAAGTTGGTAAGCATTACAACAACATCACTTTATGGTAAAACAAAAGCTGGTGGGTTGTCCCAATACGATAATCTGGACTTCTGGCAGCCAATGGGCTTTACCTCAGGTTCAGTATCGTTTGAACCATTACAAGAAACTCGGTATATGATTCGTGAGTGGTTGAAAGTAAATCATACACGGAAGTATTTTGAATGGTATGTAGCAAAGAAACCAAGTGGTCAACCACATAAGCGTGACCACAAAAATCGTTCATTGTCTTTTGCTTATGCTAAGTTGTCTGTGCCAAAAGATTTAATTCGTTCTGAACACGCAAGAGGTATTTACTTTGCGCCTCTGTATGATAAGACTTGCGAATTTCTCCGAGGCGATGATGATGGCAAAGATATGAAAAAGTTGTTTAATACTGATATAGAAGCACTAAGTAATATATGGAAAGAGAAACACGCCAAGCCAAGAATCAAACAGTTGGTTAAAAAAGGCAGAGTTTCTTCTGACACTCTTTTCTATGATGACCTTACCGTGTTATCATGGGAAGAAACAAAGGCTAAATATCTGCCTCAAGTAGGTCGATAAGTAGCGTATAATATCCTTTCATGCGGTGAGTAATAGTACGGTTTGAGGTCCCCCTCAATCTAGATGAGCATAGCATTCGCACCGCTCCATTCATGTAAGTAAGTGGTCACTAACATAGACCAGGTCTGTGTTTAATGGTGTTGTTTCTATACAACAAACCCATTGACAAACCAACCTGGTTATAGTATAATGGTTAAATAATAATGAATGAGGGTACTATGTCGTTTACTGCCGAACAAAAATCACAATTAGCAAAATTACTGGCAACCGAAAATCTCTCGGTTCAGCACCAGAAAATTAACACCGCTAAATTCGATACCAAAAATCGTATTCTTTATCTGCCTATTTGGCAAAACATGACAGGCATTATCTATGACCTGTTGGTTGGCCATGAAGTTGGTCATGCACTCTATACTCCTGCCGAAGGTTGGCATGATGCGGTAATGGACAATGACAAAAACAAAAATTATAAAAACTTTTTGAATGTTGTTGAAGATGCCCGTATTGAGAAAAAAGTCAAACGCAAATACCCTGGTTTGAATTCTTCTTTTCGTCAGGCATACCAAGAATTAACTGCTCGTGATTTCTTTGGTATTCGTGGTCGTGATGTAAATGAAATGCCTTTTATTGACCGCCTAAATGTGTTCAGCAAATCACAATGGTCTTCCACTTGGATTAAATTCTCCGCAAAAGAAGAATTGTTGGTGAAAGAAGTTCAAGCAGCAGAAACTTGGGAAGATGTTGTTCGTATCACCGACAAAGTATATGAGTATTCAAAAGAAGAACAACATGAAATGGCATTGGACTATTTTGATGAAATGATGGCCAAAATGTCAGACGAATATGGTGATGGTGATGATGATTATGAAATGTCTGACTATGGTGATGATTATGACGATGAAGATGGTGACGGTGACGGCGATTCTGATGAAGAAGATTTTGAAGAAGGCGAAACCAAATCTAAACGCAGTCAAGCTGGTAATGAAGAACAAGGTGAAGATAATTTAGAAAACGGTACAAGCATTAACCACGACAAACCATCACGACCTGGTGACATTGACCAATTCGATCCAACCTGTGAAACGGATGAAAACTATCGCCGCAACGAAGTTCAATTGCTTGATGACAAATGTAAAGAATTTGTGTATGTGGATATTCCCAAGCCAGACCTGAACAACATCATTACTCCTGCTAAGCGTGTTCAAGAATTGATGACAAAAGAATATAATAGATTCATCAAAGAGAAAATTCTTAGACCAGAAAAAGCAATGGAACTGGTGAACGAATTCAAACGCCGTAATGAAAGGTATATTGGTCTGCTCGCAAAAGAATTTGAAATGCGTAAAGCTGCCAAGGCATTTAGCAAATCTAAATTGTCCGACACCGGCGATATTGACATTAACAAGTTATCCTCATACAAGTTTGATGACAACATTTTCCGTAAAGTAATGTTGACACCTAAGGGAAAATCGCACGGCTTGGTGTTATTGCTTGACTGTTCGGGTTCAATGTCAAAGAATATGTCTGGTTCTATTGAACAGATTTTGGTATTGTCAATGTTCTGCCGCAAAGTGAACATTCCATTTGTTGTTTATGGTTTTACTGAATCAGGTACCGTTCGTGCTATGGACCTTGGTGTTGATAGTAACTACATGAGTGAATCTAACCGATTATTTAAGAGTGAATATGGTAGATACAAAGATGGCAAATACAATTCATTCAGTAAAAACATTGGTGAAATGGAATTTGGTAATGTTCATTTGCGTGAGTATTTAAATTCGAAAATGTCTGGCGCTGAGTTTACGGCTGCATTAAAGAATATGTGTTTGCTCATGGAAGCTTACAAAGAAGACAAATATCGCCGCTTACCTAGACCTGATTCTGAGCAGCTAAACAATACACCAATGAATCAGGCGATTATTGCTACTGCTGAGGTTATGAAAACATTTAAGAAGGTTAACAATCTGGACATTTGTAGTTTGGTTGTAATCCATGACGGTGATGCTGATCACACCAATGCTTATTGGGTTGAAGAAGAAACTTTTAATCATTCTACTCGTGTAATGGAAAAAGTTAAAAAACAAAGCTCATATTATTCTGGTGACTATGTTTTTATGATGCGTGATCGTCAGAACAAATTTGAAATGAAAATTTGTGACTGTAACCAAGATATTGCTAAAAACTTATTGTTTTGGTTTCAAAAAGTAACTGGTGCTCGTGTGTTTGGTTTCTTTATTGTATCTAGCCGTGAAACCAAATATGTTGTAAGTAACAGGTATCTTTATAATGATAGTAAAGATTACTGGCAATTAGCACAAGAAATTGGTCCTGAAGCTGCTGATGTAGTGCGTAAGCAAAAGATTAAACAGTTTAAGAGTGAAAAGTATCTTGTTTGTAAATTACCTGGTTATGAGAATTTCTTTTTCATTTCAGGTGGTGAAGAACTGACTACCGATGATGAAGTTGGTATTGAAGTAGAAGGTAAATTTACTGCGAAGAAGTTGGCATCGGCATTTGCCAAATACAATAAAAAACGGGCAGTAAATCGTGTATTAGTATCTCGGTTTATCCAAGGTATTGCCGCTTAAGTTGTTGTTTATTTGATATAATTATTTTTCATTGACAGGAGTTTTACATTATGAATAGCCGTGCCGAACTAAAACAGATGTTCATTGATGCCTTGATTGCTACTGGTAAACAAACCATTAGTAAAACGGAAATCAAATCGATTGCGACCAAACTTGGTCTTAAATCAACTCAATTCTTCACTAAAGAAGATTCTAACCGTGTTGGTCGTGGTCAGTATCGTGTACCAGGTGCCAATGTTGATATGCAACCTGCTCTACAAGCGCAAGTGATTCCTATGGCTAAACCTACTGAAAAATCAAATCACAAAATCAGTAATGTAACTACCGACTTAGATGTAGCAAATCTAGTTCCTGTTGCCTACAAAAACTATGTACCGTTTGGTAACTTTGATGATGTATTGTCAATCGTTCAATCGATGCGGTTCTTTCCTGTGTTTATCTCAGGTCATTCTGGTAACGGTAAGACCATGTCAATTGAACAAGCCTGTGCTAAGGCAAAACGCAAGTTCATTTGTGTATCAATGACGCCTGAAACTGATGAGAGTGACCTTCTTGGTAACTATGTTCTGATTGATGGTAATATGGAATGGCGTGACGGTCCTGTAACTACTGCTGCTCGTCAAGGTGCTGTTCTCTGTATCGATGAGATTGATTACGGTGCTCAGAATCTTTCCAGTTTGCAGCGTGTGTTAGAGGGCAAACCGTTTATGTTGAAAAAGAAAGGCGAATTAATTTCACCCGCACCTGGTTTTACCGTGTTTGCTACTGCGAACACAAAAGGTAAAGGTTCAGATGACGGTCGTTATATGTTCACCAATGTTTTGAACGAAGCATTCCTTGAGCGTTTTCGTACCACAATGGAACAAGAATTTCCGCCTGTAAAAACTGAGCGCAAGATT